TTATCTGGTAAGAGTGTTGTTCTTGATAGTGTTGACCCAGTTATTATGAAGAGCGCAAATATTGGTAATATGGCTGTTGGCACAGCACAGATAGCCAATGGTGCAATTACCAATGCTCAAATTGGTTCACTAGCTGTTGACACTGCCAATATTAAAGATGCCGCTATTAATAGTGCCAAGATTGCTAACCTTGCTGTGGGAACCGCACAAATAGGTGACGGTGCTATCACTAATGCTAAGATAGGAAAATTAGCTGTAGGTACGGCACAGATAGCCAACGGTGCTATCACAGATGCTCAGATAGGGTCATTAGCTGTAGGAACAGCTCAGATTAAAGATGAAGCTGTCAATAGTGCTAAAATTGCTAAGCTAGCTGTAGGAACTGCTCAAATAGGCGATGGGGCTATCACTAATGCTAAGATTGGCAAGCTAGCTGTAGGCACTGCACAAATAGCCAATGCAGCTATCACCGATGCCCAGATTGGTAGTGTTAGTGCCGACAAACTAACAGCTGGTACGATTGACTTTAATACAATTACCGGTAAGAATATCAACGCATCAAACATTAACACTGGAAAGCTAAACACTGAACGGTTAAATGTCGACAAACTATCAGCTGTAAGTGCCAATTTAGGTGATATTACCACTGGCTCACTTAAAGGTGTCAACATTGTTGCTAAAACGTTTAGCACGCCTAATGGCTCATTTACAACCGATGAAAATGGTGCGATAACGGCTAAGAGCATGGCACTTACTGACGGCAAAGTATCCTCATCAACAATCAGTGCTAGCACGATTAATGGCTCAACTATAAACGGGGCAACATTCCATGGTGGCTCAGTAATTAATAACTCAAACAATACTGCTGGTGGCTATTACCCAATGAGCATTGATTCTTTAGGAACATATAATTCAACTTATATTGATAACGGGGTAGCCCTACGATCCTCAATCCAGTCTGGAGCTATTCTTTATAACTATCGCTCTATGTCTGCAAATAGTGGACACTACAATTACTCTAATACAGTAATTAATGGTCAAGGATTAACAGTTGATTCTGGTTACACAACTGTTAAAGATACCACGTTTAGTGCTAGCCAAACAGAAACAGCATACGTAAGTATATCAACTAATGGTGGGCTTTTCCTACACGGCTCCGATGCTAACATTGACTTTGGAGGGCATCTCTCAGACAACGAGACAAACGTTGGTATGTATATGAATCCTTATGGTAATATAATTGGTAAGAGCTGGTCAGATTACTGGCAGGTATCTAAACAAGGGGCAGATAATACTGGTGGTGGTGCTACGGCACGCTTTGGTATTGATACTGGTGGTAAAGGAACGATTAACTTTTATCGACCACTGTTTGTTGATGAGATAGGTGGTTTTACTTCCAACAACGGCCACGCTCTATTTATTCATGGTGATGATAGTGACTCTAAAAATAAAACTGGACAAATGCTATTCCGTCAAGATGGGTCAGGACCTCAGGTTGTATCTGCATCTATCTATAACAGAACCTATTCTAGTGGCTCAACCGTAACCGTCACAGGTTATGGCACCTTAGGACGTATTACCTCTGCAAGCAAGTATAAGCTAGATATCACTAAAGAAACCAGTCTATCACCAGCAAACAAACTATTATCAATTGACAGGTCTAGCTGGGTTGACAAGAACTCCGCTGAAAGACTTGCTAATTCCAAGACAAACGGCACTGAACCATCTGAGCCAGAAATTAATGTGTTTAGGCACTATGGACTAATAGCCGAGGACTTAATTAAAGCCGGGCTAGACGAGTTTGTTATTAAAGGTAAGGATGGTCAAGCAGAAGGGATTGAATATGACCGATTATGGACAGTTTTAATTCCTAAAATACGAGACTTGTCAAATCAGCAAATTAATGATAGAATGACTATAAATAGGCTGGAAAAGGAAATAGAAAAATTAAAACAGGAGGTTTTATCTAAATGAACGCAATCCAAATAACAGGAAATAATCCTCAGGCAGATGGAACATGGAAGGTTAGTTATAATGCAACATATGAAGATAATCTTTACATTGAAGGACATCTATTTGTATCACAAGAAGAAATTGATAATATGAGGATGCGAGACTTACCAGATTATATTTCAAACAAGATTGTTAATAAACTAGGAAACTCAGCCCCAAAAGTTGAGGGCGTCGAATCAGACAGTACAAGTGCTTCTGTAACTGTAGACTAGTAAAAAGAAAGAGGAATATAATATATGAAGTTCAAATTAGAAAACAAGTATTTAAGAGATGCTCTAGAACTAATGCGGAATACACCACTTAGTGGATATCAATCAATAGCAAGAACTAGATTCACTAAGCTACTAGTAGAACCTTTACAAAACTATGTTGATAGTAAAAACGAGCTTGTTGAAGAATTTGTAGCTAGAGATAGCTCTGGAAATCCTATTCAACAGAATAACGGATTTAAAATAGCAGAAGGCAAAGAAAAAGAGTTCACATTAGCTAATAATAAGTTATCTAATCAGTATGCTGAAATTGACAAGGGAACCTATACTGACCATGAAAAAGATGTTAAGGATATCTTAAAGAATCTTAGTCAGCAACTAACAGGTAGTCAAGCAGATGCGTATGCAGCTCTATGTGATGCACTATCAGTAGACTTCAAATCTTAATAGTTGCAATAAATATTGTGTTTAAGCCTGCCTTTATGGTAGGCTTTTTATATAGGAAAACAAACTGGAGGTTTAAAAATGAGTGACTATACCTTAAGATACAAAACAGCTAAAGAAACACTATCTAGTCTAACAGACTATATACTAACTCACACAGATAAACTAAATGACTTTACAGATGGTTCTGCCTTAGCAACTATAAACGAAGCCTATGCAACTGAGCTAGAACATCAAATTTATATGACGATCACAAACGTTAATACTGGTATTCGTGAAGGTGCAATGTCTGCGTTTGGTTTCAACAGAAAGCAAGCAACTTACGCATATGGTACTGTTAGAATAACTTTTAATCAAGACCTTACTAACGATGTATATATATCTAAAGGTGCTCAATTCTATTCTACTAACCCCTTGTATAGCCAAACGTATGTCACATTAGAAGAATACTATGTTCCAGCAGGAACCGCGTGGCTTGATATAACAGTTTATTGTAGTGTAACTGGAACCGTTGGAAATATACCGAATGACACAATCAACGCATGCTCTGACATGGGTAACATAACTTCTGTAACAAATAGTGAAGCCTTTCAAACAGGACAAGACGAGGAAACAAACGCCGACCTAGCAGTTAGATTTAGACAGATGATACAGGGTCTACAGTCTGGTACTGTAGAAGCACTTGAAAATGCTGCTATGTCCGTTGATGGCGTTGCTGGTGCATTCGGCTTTGACGATACCTATGGATCGTTTATTCTATATGTTCACGATGCCAATGGTGACCTTAGCAACACACTTAAACAGAAAGTAGCTAATGCTGTTGACAAGGTTAGAAGCGCTGGTATTAGAGTTTTGATACTACCAATACACAGAACTACCGTTGACCTAGAAATAGGCATTAACGTGCCTAATACGGCTCTACAAAACGATACGTTGCTTCAAGTAATAAAAAGAGATATTGCTAACTATGTTAATAACTATGTTGCTGGTCAGCCTATATATGTTAGTGACGTTATCCAGAAGGTTATGGATGAGAGCGACTATGGAATAGTAAATACAGAACTTACAGTAACAGCTAATCCAGATGACTTTCTACTAGGAAATGCTGATATTGACGAAGACTCTATAATCAATATAAATGGTCAAGAAGTTGGTAGTAACAATCTACACCCTATTGATATATCTAAAGACGATACTTACTCCGTCATCACTAAAACTAAAAATGTCGCATCTAATCCGGGAAAGGATTCTGTTGGCTGGAAAGACGCCACAACATATACAGATGATAACGGTGACCCAGTAATAAACTCTATTGCTGTTACTAACAAGTATGCTACCAAAGGAAACGAGCTTCTAAAATCAGGAACCATTGACATATATTTCATTGACGACGACGATATGAAACAGAATGTAACTGAAAAAACAACTGAAACAGTAGCTGATACTGACTTTATTAACACTTTTATAAAGGGGGATGACTAGTTTGGGAGCAAAGCTAGAAAGATGGTTACACCCAATATGGAGACGCATGACTCTTGGATCAGATAATGACGTCAATAATGCCGTTATAGGTGCCCTAGATAATGAACTATCTGATTCCGAGAAA